CTACTTGTAAGAGAGCTGATAGAACTACCTTTGATTTCTTTCTGGTAAAATGTCCACCACTCATCTAAAACGTGTAGATAAGTCACATCTGTTGATTGTAAATTCTGTAAAGTTTCTTCTATGCGTTCATCTAGTAATTTTTGAGCTTCTTTCTTTGCCCTTGATGTACCAGAACTAAGCGTCACAGATACCCTCTTCAATTTTTCAGTATATGGGTCTTTATATCTCTCAAAAAATTTATACTTTCCATTCGGAAGTTCTTCCATCCACATTGATTTTACCTCACTTTTTTGTTAAAATGGGTATAGAAAAGAGGGCTTTTTTAATGCCATTCTTTCTATACAGTACATCCTCACATTTTTGCTTGCAGGCGAGTGTGGGGATTTTTTTATGTAACGAAAAGAATCAAAATGGTAGTTCTTCGTCAATGTCTTTTTCTAAATCCCAATTTTTAAGCAAACCTTGGTAGAAGTAGCTTGACTTACCTCCACAGTCTGGACAATATCGAGAATTTCCAGATAATATAGTTTTGCAACCATTATCTAAATAACGACCGATTGGTATTGCATACCCACGGACATCATAGCTATGTTCGTAGTCACCAAGGCAAATATTTCTCGTGTATATACCGCAAACATTGCAGTAATTACTACCGTCCAATTCTTCATTTTCGCACTTAGGACAGACAATTGGATATCCATCCAAGTCTAAATCATATTTCGAATATTTCATACGTTCCTTTTCTTTTTCTCGATTCCTCAAATAAGCTTTAAGGCTAGTTTCTCCTTTAGGCTGCAGCGTATCACAAATATGACAATACTTAGAATCTCTTTTAATTTTACTATGACAAGTTTGGCAAATCCTAGTTTTTTGACTGGTCTCTATATACTTTGCAAACTTTTTTTCTACCTCATGCGCATCTTTACCAAGACCTGCTGATTGCATTGAATCTAGGTTTCCGATTACATATTTCGCTGTTAAATAAGAAACCTGGAATACTGTTTGGACAAAGTGATGATCCATAGAATGGAAAAAGTTTTTATAGTTCCCTAAGACTGGAAACGGTACAAGTAAATGTTTAGCAAAGAAGTTTGCTTCTTTTTCAAATACATTATATTCATCTTCGGTCAAAGTGTAACGAGACAAAGTCGTTTTATCAGTCACTTCATTATGCTTTAAAACATAATGTCCTAGTTCGTGAGCGATTGTAAAACGAATACGCTCTTTATTATCAATAGTATCATTGTAGAGCAAGATATATGTTTGTGTATTGGTTTTGTACCACAATGCGCCATCTTCACTGTTTAAAAATTGGTAAACTTCATTAATATCCATATCGTTTTCTTTTGCAAAGGTGCTATATTTCATTAGATAAAGATTATCAAGTTGTGAAATAATATGGAGTAAGTCGATTGGTAATTTACCATTTGTGTATTGGTTGAGAAAACTATATGCTATATTTTTTAATTTCTTGTAATTGATATTTCTAGAAATCGTGGTCGTTTTCACCACCTCCATTCGAAATATTTTGGAAAGTTATTTCCATAATTTTAAGCAAACGTTCTTGATCAGTAACACTTAATTTTTTTGCTTTACGTTGAATCGTTTTAAATGTTGGATTTTCTTCTTCAATTTCAGAGGAGGGATTCGTTAAATCTGTAGACATTAATTTTGACAGCGATACACCAAAAATCTTTGCTATATCATTAAGAACTCCAGCTTTAGGAGTATATTTTCCTTTTTCCCATTCACTAATTGAAGATGAACTTTTTCTACCTAACCTCGTAGCAAGATCTATTTGTTCGAGTCCATGTTTTTGGCGAAGAAATTTCAAATTTGTTGCGAAATAATTTTTTTCTTCTTTCATTGTTGCGTTCCCCTTATTAATTTCTTTCTTATATAATATCACTTTTTCCGAACTGTGTAAAACAAAAAAGAGAAAAATTTTTCGAAAAAAATGAAATAAAAGTCTTGACATCGGAAAAACCGAAGTGTATAATGGATATATAAATTACGAAAGGAGATATGTATGACAAGTACATTGAAGATTCTACGTCGTTTCCGAAACAAAACTCAACAAGAATTGTCTGAAGAAACTGGCATCAATACAAGATCAATCAGTAGATATGAAGCTAGTCCTGAAGGTTTAAGAAGTGCTAGTTACAAAAATCTTGCTCTTCTTGCAGATGCCTTAGATGTCAGTGTTGACACCTTTTTTTTGGACAATGTTTCGGATTTTCTGAAATTACCGAATTAAGAATTCGGTTTGAGATTAGGGAAGGAAAGGAGATATGTCGAGTGAAACAAAAAAGCACCTAACAGAAGTCAGGCGCTTACTAAAATAACTAACTGAATTATATCACAAAAAGAAAGGAAAATCCATGCCTAAAACAGAAATCACTTATAAGCCAGTAGGAATTAACGAAAAAGCAACTCATGGTGATTATACACATCTTTGTCAGATGTGGGAGGGTCTCACAGTTGGAACTGCTAAAGTTTGGGCTACTGAGATGAGAGATCATCCAGATTTTAAACAGTTCATTGATAATCCAACACATAAAATTGTATTTATCAATTACGAAGGCTTTCGCCTTTTCGTGAAGTGGAAAAGTAGAAATCGATATCGTACTAAAAAGGAAACACTAGCAGAGATGCTGGAAAACCTTAAAAAAGAAAAACAATTGGGAGTTTAACATGAAACTATTAGACAGACTTACAAAATGGTTTTTTAACAATGAACCAAAAGAAAAAAATATTGATTGGAAAGAAACTGCACTTATTTTTTCAGAAGAAAATATACATTTAAGAAAACAACTTAAATACTGGATACAAGCATACTCAGACCAAAAGAAAATAAATGAAATCAAAGAGGGCGAAGAGAAATGACAGAACCAAATATCGCAGAACAATTACTAGGAATTGCAGTGATATTCATCACCTTATTCACGATTATGGTACTCACTGCTAAAGAAGAAAAGAAAGTAGAAGTGGCAGAAGAAGAACAGGAAGATTTCTATACCATCGCACGCACTAACATTCGCAACTGTGACCGTCAATTCACATACGACACACAAAAACCAGAGGGGCTAAGACCTGAACTACTTGCCCTACCATATCCAAAGGGGTGATTGCATGAACCTATATATCTGGAAATGTGGATGTCGTGATTGTGGGAATACATTCGAGTATGTCGATAGTTACCCAATTATTGAATGTCCGAAGTGCGGAAGCGTGGATTTGATTAATGAATTTGAAGGAAGGGAGTATGACTAAATGAAAACACTCTATGAACTAACAGGTATTTTTAAGCGAATCAATGATATTGAGGGGTTAGATGAAGAAGCGAAACTTGATACTTTAGAATCACTTGATTGGACTGAACAATTTGAAGAAAAAGTTGAAAACACAGTTAAGGTTATCAAAAATAAAGAAGCTGATAAGAAAGCTCTTAAAGATGAAATTGACCGACTGACAGCAAGGTATAAATCAATTGATAATGACATAACCTGGCTTAAAACTTGTTTACAAAAAGCTTTTGAAATTACTGGATATGAAAAAGTTAAGGGATTGCTCTTCACAGTATTTTTAGCGAAAAATCAACCTTCAGTAGTTGTAGATGAAGAGCAATTACCTAAGAAATACTTTGTTCAAAAATTAACACCAGATAAAGCAACAATCAAGGAATTGCTAAAATCTGGAAAAACAATCAAAGGTGCTAGCCTTCAAGAAAGTAGAAGTTTGAGGATTAAATAGTGTTATGAAAATTCTAGCAATTGACCCATCGTCAAATAAAATTGAAACTTCAACAACAGGAATTGTCTTGCTTGATAATGCTAGGTTGGTTGGTAGCTGGGTAGTGGAATATGGTATGAAGGGATTTGCTAAGTGGTTTCATAGCATTGGAACAACACTTGAATTTGATGTAGTGGTTGTCGAAGAATTTAGAACTAGAGACAATGATAGATCAAAAGATAATAGTGTATTAGAAACTATTGCTTATATCCAGTTGTGCTATCCAGATGCCATTCTTCAATATAACGGTGGCTATAAGTCAGATATTCCAGACGACCTTTTGAAAATCTTAGGCCTATGGAAGTTTGAAAAAAGCCACCACCAAGACATACGAGCAGCAGCAAGACTTGGACTATTCTGGGCAATGAGAAATGATGTTGAAGAAGTTATTCAAGATATCGGGAAGGTGGTGAGCGAGTATCACAATAACTCTTAGAAAGTGGCAAGCTGAAGCAGTTAAAAGAAGTGACCACTTATCAAATGGAATCTTTTTAGAAGCTCTTGGTGGGCGCGGTAAAACTATCTGTGCGCTTGCTATTGCAAAGCATAAAAAAGCTAAGAAAATCATCATCACCAATAACAGACTAGCAATCTTGAATGGCTGGATAGATGCAGTCAAGTTTATGAATTTTGATAAAGATGTTGAGATTATCATTCAGACAGATAGATATCTTCAAAATCAAGTCAAAAAGGGGCATAAATTAGCCTGTGACGTGCTGATTGTCGATGAATGGCAGAATATGTCGAGCGATAAGCAAGTAGCCTTATATCACAAAATAAAGCGAAAATACACGATAGGTCTTTCAGCTACGCCAATCCGAAAAAAAGGGCAAAATTTCTACCCTTTGGAAAAAACATTTTTTGGATACGCTACGCCTAATCAGAAATTTGAATGGCAAAAGACACATGGCCAAATGATTTACGATCCATTTTCTTATTCCAAAGAGAAATGGAAAGATTTTAGAAACTATGAAAGCTATGTTAATAATCTCCCTAACTTCTTTAGGTGGGAAAAAATCGAAGAAATTGAAAACGCAGTTGAGAATAACGGTTTTGAGATTAAATTCTATCGAAAGAGAGTTGCTCCTGGCAATCCAGAAAAACTTGCTGAATTTAGGAAGTTAAATCTAGTCACAGTAAATGGTAAGACTGCCATGGCTAAGCAATATTTTGGAAGGAACACCTTCGAGCGCTACCTAAACCAAACTGGTGTAGATGTTGATTTTCCGAAATTAAAAGCAGTCAACAAAGACACACCATTATTGATAGAACTTGATGGACTAATTGAACGAGCACCACACGATATGCTGATTGTCAGTAAGTCTAAACAGATTGTGAATGTTATCCGCGAAAGACATCCAAATATTGGTATCTGGACTGGAGACATAAAGGACGGTCTAGATAATCAGATAGTGGTTGCTACCAGTCAAGTTTTAGGCGTAGGCGTTGATGGCCTACAACACAAATACCAAACGATTGTCGTACTAGATCCAGTCGAAGAAGGCTCTGGAGAATACGATGATTACCGACAGTTGCTTTGGCGCATAACAGGAAGTCGTCAGCAACACGATGTAAATGTAATTGAATTTTATTATAAAGGAGTATAAATCTTGTTTAAATTACCAGAAAACAAACCACAAATCCCAAAAGACACCCCTCGTAACTATTTCATCTACGGTGAAACCATGAGTGGTAAGTCTTATCTAGCAAACGAATTTCCAAACCCTATTGTATTAAACACGGACGGAAATGCAGAAGCTAATAGCGTACCAAGTATCCAACTATTGAATGAAAAAGACACCTCTGGACGAATTACCAACTCGGTTATCAAACAGTTAGGTGAAATCCTCCTGGCACTTCAAACACAAAAACATTCTTATGAAACAGTCGTAGTCGATGTAATCGATGATGTTATCGAGATGATTAAAATAGCTGTGTGTGATGAACTAACTCCACCAGGAAAACCTCGTTTGAAATCCTTGTCAGAAATTCCATACGGTAAAGGTTATGATTTCTTTAATCAAGCGGTCACTGAATTGGTTATTGATCTAAAAGCCTTACCAATGAATGTTATCTATATCAGTCGTCAAATCTCTGAATATGATGACAACGGAAATGCAACTAAAGACAAACCAAGCTTGAAAGATAAGTATGTGAATCTTATCAACGGAAATTCTGATTTGATGATCCACACTGAGAAAATCGGAAATAACTATAATCGTGAGGTTGACCGTAAGCGTAAATCTTACTACATGGATCAAGTTGATGACAAGAAAATCTTGAAAATCTTAACAACAATCCGTGGTGCATTGACACCTGCTAAACCTAAAAAAGTTGAAAAAACTGAAACAACAAACAATGAACCAACTGCAGCAGTAGAGAAAAAAGAAGATGCAACAGTTAAAGAACTATTTTAAGAATTAAAGGAGAAAACACATGAGTTTATTAGATATCGCACAATCAATCAAAAAAGAAGGTTTTGACCCACGTAAAGACAGCGCGAATGGTCCTGCACCAATCCCAGCTGGTGAATACCAAGCAATCCTTAAATCCGTTAAATTCAATATTTCAGAAAAAGGCTGGGAAAGTCTCCAATACTGCTTTGAAATCCGTGGTGGTGACTATGATGGTCGAGTTGAGTATGCATCATTTGGAACGCTAGACACTTGGAATAACAAAGATATTTCTTGGTCAGTCCAACGCACTATTAAATTCTTCCAAAAGGCTCTTGCATTTGCAGACGATGCACCTTTAAAAGCTGACTTTGAAGATGGGAAAGCACTAGAAGAAGCGCTTCAACGTAAAGCAGTTGGTTCTTACTTCAAGTTGATTATTATTGAAACAGAAAGCAAAGGTAAAACATACCGTAGCTATGATCTTGATGAAGCTGAAGGACTTCCAAGCGCTGAAGGTTTAGAAATCAGTGAAGACGATTTACCATTCTAAAAAAATAAAAAAATAGGAGGAAATTGGAATGGCTAGTATGAAAGAGTACGCTCTAAAATATCAAAATTTAGGATTTTCAGTCATTCCAATCAATCCTAAAAACAAGATGCCTTTGATTGAATTTGCTGATAAACCTGCCATGACTGCAAGTGAAATTGAAGCTTTTTGGGATGGTTATCCAAACGCTAACATTGCTCTTAAAACAACTAATTTCTTTGTTATTGATATTGACAAACACGGCAAATCAAACGGTTTTGAGTCTCTTAAAAAGTGGAAATACTTAAAACTGATTGAACCAACCCTACAAGCTAAAACTGCAAGCGGTGGGAAACATCTATTCTACTTCAAAAGAGATGATGAGCCTATCACACAGATGATCGGTTTCCTACCAGGTGTTGATATTAAGGCTCACGAAAATAACTATATTCTTGTAGCACCATCTGCCACAGATAAAGGGCAATATGAGTGGGATTTAGAAAAATCAAAGGAAGGTGGAACAATCGTAACACCTTCCAGAGATTTAATTCGAGCAATCAAGAAACAATACAAAGAAACACATGGTCATACCTATGATGGTAAAGATGGTTTAAGGGATTTAGCTAGAAGGTCTTATACACGAGACAGAACCCAAACCACTGAATTATTTGAAACAATCGCCCTTGGTTTTGGTGATGAAGGTGGACGAAACGATAAACTAGCAAAGTTCGTAGGTGGTCTATTATATCGAGCAGTCGATGATGAAGTAGTCATTCAATTGGCAAGACTAGCGAATACTAACAGTCAAAATCCTTTACCTGAAAAAGAAGTGATGCGTACTGTTGAAAGTATGATTAAAAAAGATAGGAGGTGAGAACAATTGGTAATGTAGTTAGCATAAATTCACAAGATACAATGATACTGAACGATAAAGGAGGAATTAAATCAAATAGTCCAAATAATGTACTTCTTTCTTTCAAGGCTGATGATCAATTAAGTATTTACCTAAAACATAATGAATTTTCACAAGAGCATGAACTAACCAAAGATATCAGAATTGGAAATACTTTTTTTAAAAAAGGAGAGTTACCCTCTAATTTTGATTCGGTTGTAAAAGTTTATTTTGAAAGTGTATTAGGTGTTGCTTTCTCAAACCAAGCGATGCTGGATGGCATGGAAACCTTCTTCTCAGAAAGGTCATACAATCCAGTTATGGAATATATGGAACGTGCAGCAAGTAATTGGGATGGGCGTAAACGCATCAACCAAATGCTTCAAGTCTACCTCGGTGCAGAAGATATTGATTTAGTTTCTAAAATTGCTGAAATGTGGTTAGTTGGCGCAGTTGCTAAAGTATACGACCCTTACGCTAAATTTGATTATGTTTTAGATCTCGTAGGTGGTCAAGGTGTTGGGAAAACCTCACTCCTTCAAAAGCTGGGTGGTGAATGGTATACCGATGCTGTCACAGATTTTGCAAACAAAGATAACTACGACATCATGTTAAAAGCATTAATTGTAAATGATGATGAAATGGTTGCTAGTAACCGAATGAGTTTCGCTGAAACAAAAGCATTTATCTCAAAAACAAGCTTACGTTTTCGTAAGCCTTACATGAAGCGTACTGAGGAATTTGCTAAAAATTTTGTACTAGCACGCACGACAAATCAGAAGGAATACTTAAAAGACAAAACTGGTGAACGTAGGTTTTTATCCGTCATGGCAGATACTAGCAGACAGAAGAAACACCCTATGGAAATCGAACCTGAAACAGTCGAACAAATTTGGGGCGAAGCTGTCACAATCTATAAAGCTGGTGCTGATTTGATGTTTGATAAAGAAACTGAAGAACGATTGGAAATCTATCGTGAGAAATTCATGTATCGTGATGAAGTGGAATTACAAGTGCTTGAATACTTGGAAATGCCTATTCCTGATAATTGGTCGAGTTGGTCAATTCAACAACAACATCAGTATACTAGCAAGTATTTTGATAACAGTAGTGAGTTTGAAGCTGGTACTAAAAAACTGGAAAAAGTCTCAACTCGTGAGATGATGTATAACCTCTTCATGAGAAATTCAAATGATAAAAAGTTATCAACTAAAATCAATATGATTATGGATAATCACCCTGGTTGGGGAAAAGGTCAGTTCAGAATTGGTGGAAAAAATACTAAAGGATTTAAGCGAATTAAAGAAAAATAGATCTGTTGCATTTTAAAATTCTATCGGTTGCATCGGTTGCACTTTTTAAGAAGAACGGTTGCATGTAACCGATATGCAACCGATAAATTAAAAGAACGGTTGCACCCTTAAACCCTTGATAATACTGATTTTTTTATACTATTTTTATATAATGCAACCGATTAACCGTTATTTTTTAAAAAAGTATTAATAAAAGTATTAATAATAGAGAAAGCCTATTAAATAAGGATTCTTAAATTTTATTTTTTAAATTTTGTTTTTTATCGGTTGCACGGTTGCATTTGATTTTTTAAACAATTTTAGGAGTTAAAAATGAAAGTTGACGTACAATGTCCGTTCTGTGGAGAATGCTATATTAGAAAGGTACAGCCTGATAAAATCTCCATTCGATGTTATGTCTGTAAGAAAGCATTATTTTTGAAGTATGCCACAGACACAAAGGACGGTGTGAATAGTAAAGGTATTGGACGGTTAGCACATGAACCGTTCAACCACAATGAAGAAGTTGTGGAATTGAGAGAGGTGTTTGAATGAGTATCAAACAACAAATGATTGAAGCACTAAAACATTCAATCGAAAAGACGGAAGCTGATATTGTTGAATACTCAAAACCTTGTGAGAAGTCAGTAGCACAGAATAGAACTGCTCACAGAGAGTATTTGAAGAAGCAGTTGAAGAAATTGAAATCACAGTTAAAGGAGTTGGAAGATGAAGTATAAAGTAACAGAATATAACTCAGATTTTCAAGAAGAACAAACGGGGACTTGTGACCTATGTTATGGTACTGCTTGGGTTGAAAATGGTTCAATCACGGTTGAAGACGAAAACGGAACTGAAACAGAGATTATCCTGACTGTTTGGGATTGGGGCGATTATGACACAATCTATATTGATAACGTGGTTAATTTCTCTGCTTGGTTGCAAGAAAGGGATGTTGAGCCAATCACTGAAGAAACTAATGTTTGGTCGTGGTTAGATAAATTGGTAGAAAAATATAATGAGGGACGAGAAGATGAATGTTAAAGAATTGATTAAGAAAATCGAAGCCTTACCAGCAGAGAATTATAAATATAGACCATACATTGACAAGAAAGTTGTACTAGCTTTAGTCAGACAACTAGACAAACCCGAAAAAGTGAAAGTATCTGAAGAAGAAGCGAAATTCCTTGAAACGTTTGATTTTAATTGTGAAAGTGATGTTGCAACAGCTTTATATCATGTTTCAAGAACTGGCTGGGGTTATGAGTTAACGGATAGAGACGGCACAGAATTAAAACATTTGACAAGAGAAACTAGACTACCTAAAAACAGAAAAAGATTGATAAAAGCCATACTTGACGGCTACGAAGTCAATAAAGAAAAAAGGTGTCTAGTGAAATTAAAAGTAGTAGATCAGTATCTTGTAAGTATTAAAGATGAGAACTTCTTAGGATTTGTACAAAGCAGATTAAGAAGTAAATTCACCCGCAAAGAACTAGAAGATGCTGGCTTTGGCGAAGTGTTTAATAGTCCTTTGTTTGAAATTGAGGAGGTGGAAGAATGATACCCAAATTTAGAGCGTGGTTGAAGAAAGAACAGAAAATGGATAATGAAATTGATCACATCAGTTGGCTAGAGGATGAGTTATATTGTATTGGGGATGGAATTACTTACATGGTTTTAGCAGAAGATTTAGTACTCATGCAGTCAACAGGGCTTAAAGATAAGAACGGCAAGGAAATCTTTGAGGGGGATATAGTTGATTTCAAAGGCAGAAAAGCAATCATTAAATGGCATGGTGCTTTTGCTAGTTTTATTTACAGATTCATTGATGAACCACAAGAAAGAAAGCCAAAGTGGGATCCCCTTTTTCTAGCTTATTTAAAACTTGAAATCATCGGCAACATCTACGAAAATCCGGAATTGTTGGAGGTGGAGTGATGGCAAAATTTATTGAGATTGAATCTTGTTGTAGGGGACATTTTACAGATGAACTCATCAACATAGAAGATATTAGTCGTATTGTTTTAGGTGCTAATGTCTTATTCTTGCGGACTCCTTACAATGTTGGAGAACATCATATCTCTATCACTCAAAAATCAGTAGATAAACTTTTGAATGTACTGGATATAGTCGGGGAGGTGGAGTGATGTCACTAAATAAAACACGAAAACGATTGATTATGAAGTTTCGTAGAATGTATAACAGTTACCCCATAGGCATTAAATTAAGCACAGATGGAGGAAATACTTTTACAGCGATGGGAATAATTGTTGAAACTTTTATTCCATGCGCTAGTGTTGTAAAATCTGGAAACATTAATGCGAGTAAATTACAATCTGATGAAGTTGATTTTAAAAACTTTGAAATAACTATTACTCAAGGATTCACTAAAGAAGAATGGAATAAAATAAATGGTGGTGTTTTGTGGTGATGAAAATGAAAAGACCAAACAGATACCCATACACACGAAGTCAGTGGGGTGAAGAGATTACAATATTTCGCACAGGTGACAATGACTGCTTTAAGTTAAGAGTGGAGCGAAATGAAATCACGGGAGAAACCAGGGAATGAAACGCTTCTTAATTGGCTATGCCTTGCTAACTACTTGCTTGTTAATAATGCAACGTGAAGCACAGAAACCCTTGCTTGTTTATCACGCTGATAGTAAATACGCTATCACTGGCAAGGTTACGGAAAAACGAAAAATTGGAAGTTTGTTCACTGTCACGGTAAACGGGAACGTGTTTGTGGTGAGTGAAGACAAATACAATAATACAGAAATAGGGAATGAGGTAGAAATATGATGAAAAAATTATTAATTACAGCTTTAATCAGCTTGTCTTTTGTTAGTCTTGTAGGATGTGGGAATAAAGATATTATTGGAACAACCTTTACTTTCAATTACGCAAAAATCAAACTTGTTGACGGACAAATCGTTGAAGGCAAGGTCAAGCAATGGGCAAAATACGAAAAACAAGACAGCGTTCGAGTTACTTTTGAAAATGGAGAGGTGTATTACACTCACTCAAGCAATGTAACGTTGTATAACAAATAGAAAGGCGCTAATATGAACACACTAGAAAATGTAAAGCAATGGTTTATTGACCGTGACCTTGAAAACGGTGGACGATTAGACAAGCAGTCACTTAAACTCAGTGAGGAATTTGGTGAGTTATGTGCTGGGTATCTCAAGAAGAATGAGCAGTTAACCAAGGATAGCATCGGAGATTGTGCAGTCGTGATTGTAGGACTGGCACTATTAATCAAAGAGGATGTGAATCAGATTTTTAAAGAGTCTGAGAATATCAGTAAAAAAGATGTACTTGATTGTTTCAACTTAATGAATGCTAATATCAGTGAATTTCAGTTATCTCAGAATCTTGCAAGTAAGGAAATGTGCAGACATAACTTAGTACGATGCATTGGATATCTGAAAAATCTAGGATATGACTTTGATGAATGTTTTGAACTAGCTTACCAGGAAATTAAAGACCGTAAAGGTTTATGGATTGATGGTTCATTTGTGAAATGGGAGGAATTACCTGATGGACTACGAACAAAGATTAAATGATAAGCAAAGACTACGCTTTGCATTTATGCTAAAACAATTGAGAGAAGATAGAGGTTTGACAATTACAGAATTAAGTGATAAGTTAGGTTACTCAATCGCAAGCATATCTTTTTGGGAGAATAAGAAAACAAATCCCAATCTATACAAAGTTATGGATGTTGCTGACTTCTTCGGAGTTCCACTAAATATTTTAATAGGGGAGGGATAAGTTGAGGGATATTGAAAAACGATTAAAGCAATTACCTTATACGAATATTAAAATCAAGTCATTACATAATGAAATTATTGGTCTTAGGTCTTCAAGTGTTAAGGGGCAGTCGTTTGATAATATGCCTAAGTCACCATCAAATAATAATCAGACTGAAGATATGAATATCCGTGTGATTGATAGGTCAGATGAGCTCTATGAGGAAATTGCAAGGTTGTATCAGAAGCAGCAAGAAACAATCAAATGGATCGAGAATTTAGAAGACCCTATCGAGAATATCGTCATGCGCTTGCTTTATATTGACGGACTATCTTGGAACGAGGTGCAGATACAATTAAGATGCGGGCGGACAACTATTAAACGGGTGAGAAGAAGCGCTATCAGAAAAATGGCACTAATGGCACTAAATGGCACTAATTAAATGGTATTATGATAGTGTCAGCAAAAGGCTGATGACTCCTATTTATATTTTTTAATTCGGTGTTAGGAAAAGTATTCATTGTTGATTTTCCTTTGCGTTTTATAGTTTCATAGTACCTCCAAACATCCTAACACCGTTTTTATTTTCGGGAATATGGGTGGGTGCAAATCCCACTATTCTCATGAGAGGTCTTCATTAAGTCACGCAATAAATGTGTGGCTTTTTGTTTTGGAAGGAGAAGGGGATGAAACCACAAAGGCTGACTATATTAAACGGTCGGAGAACAGCGGTTGATTATGATAAACGTAATCAAGAATACACAGACTATAATCGTACTCGTTGGAAGTATGATAGAGAAGTTAAGCAGTTCTATAACTCAACAATCTGGAAGAGAACGAGTCAACAAGTCTTGCTTGAAGCAAATTATATCTGTGCTATGTGTGGTGATGAAGCTACTATGACTGACCATATTATTAGTGTGAAACAAGATTGGTCAAAAAGATTAGATCGAAACAATCTTCAAGCAAGTTGTAAGAAATGTAATGATAAGAAAGCAATAAAAGAGAAGTATTCTTTTTAAAATAATTTCAAAAAAAAGCAAAAAAATAAATGGAATATCGTTCGGTTATACACTGATAAAATGTACGGAAATACCCCCTTTCATTTAAGACGGGGGTAGATATTGTTCGGATATAAGAACGCTGCCCTCTTCTGTACGAAAAATTCCGTTTTTGAAATCTTGAACTCCCATAAAATCAGAAAGGAGGTGGTCTATTTGGGTCGAAAAATGAAGATAGTGGAAACTACTAAAAGTCATTTAACAAAAGAAGAGAAGATTGCAAGAAAAACCATACAAGAAAAGGCTTCAGATGGTTTGGATGCATTGCAATTAACACCGCCAAAACATTTTGATCCAATCGCTAAGGCTGAATACAAGCGAGTAATTGAAGATTTAAGAAAGCTACCCCTTAGAAATCTAGATAGAGCAGTATTAGAAAGCTATTGTACTTGGTATGCAGTCTATAAAGAAATATCCCGTGGATTGCAAAAAGAAGGGTATGTTTACGAAACAGATAATGGCAAGGTTTTGCCTAATAAGATGTTGTATAGTTTGGAACGTGCTACAACAAACTTAATGAAAGCAGCATCACAATTGGGTATGACAGTGGATAGTCGAATGAAGTTATTCGTACCACAAGTTGAAGAAAAGAAAGAGAGTATTTTCGATAAATTTGGTAGTTAGGAGGTGAAACAATGGAA